AGCTTCAAAGGATGCCATGAACTCCTGTCTAAAGGCGTAGGAGGACATGGATATTTTAGCTTGGTCAATCTCACTCTTATCTAGGAGATTGTTGTTGTAACTGGTGTAATGCCATGCTTTGAAATTGGGGTCGCTACCTAACTCAGCTTGTTTGTAGAGGTCATAAAAATGATTTCTACCCATTGGTGTCCCAATGAACAAAGCACTTGCCTTTAAGTCTGACAGGGCTGGGCGTAAAATCAACTCCCAAACGTCAGGCTTCATGTCTGCGTATTCGTCTAAGACTAAGTAGGCTAGAGAGACACCCCGCATAGTCTCTGGTCTGTCGGCTCCTTTTAAAGAAATGGTAATCCCGTTAATTAGCTTAATCTGTAAATTGTTAACGTGGGAGCCTTCAACCATGTCCCCTCCTAGTTCTAATAGGAGGTTCCACATAATATCCCTAGCCTGACCTTGAGTGGGGGCTACATAGAAGACATGGCCTTTAGTAGCTTGTAAGGCGTTGACTAGAAGCAAATAAGCCGCAAGACGGGATTTCCCTGTCCTACGGCCTGCTGCGACTACCTTGAAGCGGGTAGGGTCGTTCCAGACCTCCTGCTGCCAATTTAGTAGGTTTATATCTAAATTCACTTCCTAGAAGTCTTCTTGGCTATTTTTTTGGGTTGTGCAGAATGCTGCTTGCCCTTTCTAGTATCCTCGCGCTTCTTTCTTGAGGTGGCGGCATATTCTTTGTTTGTTAGTTTCTTTCTAGCTTTTTCAGGTAAATAGCGCTCACCCGTAGCTTCCTTGCCTTGGGTAGAGGGTTTGCCAGACTTAGTACCCCATTTCTCCTTAGTCCATTTCTTTAAGGATTTCTGGGCTTTAGTCTTGCTGCCAGTGTAACCACCGCCCGCAGATTTATATTCTTGGGCTAATAGTTGGGCTTTTCTAGCTGACCACTGACCAGGCTTACCCCCTTTGGAGCCAGCCATAATCTTTTTTTTCAGCCTTTCCCTTAATTTAGGTTTAGTGTAAGCCATTAGTAACCTTTAGGTTTGCTGCGCTTTTTGCGAGGCATAGTTATCTCCTATTTGAACGTGCTTTCTCTTGAGCTTTCTTACTTAGCTCACCGTAGTGGTAGAGCCTAACACTAGACTTTGTGTGTGTCTTGCCCGAATGTAACTGACCGTTGGGCATTTTATGCGTACCACCCTTATGGAGGGTTCCGTCTCGTTTATAGTGATTAACGCCCTTCATCTTATTTACCTTTTCTATTGTAAAAAGGGTTAGATTTTCCTTTAAAGCCCATTCTGTCCTGCAAATTATCTAGTTTTTGTCTAAACCGCTTACCATACGGCAAATCTTTACCCCAATCCCACATAGTCGGAATGTTAGAGTCTTTGCCACCAGTAATATAACCACCAATAACTTGGTCTAAACGACTGTGACGTACAAAATCATCAAAAGAACGTTTTTCTCTATATCCACCTTCTTCTGGCGATTTCCTTGCCCTTTCATATGAATCTTGAAGCCAATTCCGAACTTCTGGCTCCGACATGGCTGTTCGGTATAAATCTTGGTAAGTAGCAGGGTCAATGTATTTTAAAAGATGCAATGCCTCGCCAAACTGCAATTCTTTTACATAGTCCTCACCAGCCCGACCGTCTTTTTCAAATTTGTCGTAGTTAATTAGAATTCGTGGCTGTTTAGTAGGAGAATCATCAAATATCTGTGTTTCTGCCCAAATCCTATCTCTTGTTTCATCAGGCAAAGAATGAAAAAACTCTCTAGACTCTTCTGGAGTGGTTTTTGCTTGCTGAATCGCAAAAGCCATAGCTTTTTGTAGGTCAGTCATCTGGATATTCTCCATGTTGAATCATGTAAGTAACGTCTAATGCCCTCTGACCCACCTGAGAGGCCCATAGAGAGTCTAAAAACTCAACTGCGGCCTCAGGGTAGTTCTTTGCTTCCATCTCTCTCAGAGCCTCTCTGAAGCCCCTGAGACGTGGTAGTCCAATATTGAAGCAAATATTAATCATTGCATCCTTACGGACTCTATCTAAATCGTTAAAAAAACGGAATGAATTACTTAGTTCTTCTTCGGTTCTACGGATGTCATTAGTTAATAGGGTGTAGATTTCACTATCGGATAGTCCTAATCCACCATCCTCGTCTATGTTACGTCCTATTCCTATAGTCCACTTACCAGCAGGGCATTTATACGCAAAGCGTTTAACGCCTTCATGTTTAGCTAGTTGGTCGGCAAGTCTATTCGTGTTCAATGATTTCACCCTGAACGTCAGATTCTATGCGGTCTATAGAGGATACGTTAATTTGAATGACTGGCTTTTCATTCCCTTTTGTTTTATCATAATGGCTTAGGGGGGCCATCCTATCCATAATTAATTTCCAGGCAGCGGCTTGGTTTTTATGTTCAGGGTCTTCGGCAGCTTTAACTATGGCGTCTATGACGTGTTCTATTCTATTAGCGGATAGGAGGCGTTCTTCCAATTTCTTAATAGCCGTCCTCATACCCTTAGGCCGTCCCTTGGCCTTTTTGGATTCATCTTCCCACTGCTGACGAGTCATCAACCTATCAGGCTTACGAGGTCTCCCTCTCTTCCTTTTAGGCTCATCAGGAACAGTAATGCCACTTGGTGAATTAATATCATTCATGCTTAAAGTACATAGTAATCTCAAAGCCTAAACGAATAGTCTCATAGGTAGGTTTAGTCCAACGCTTCGCTTTATTTGTCATATCACATCTCCTTAGTAGTTAGCCAATTCTACTAATATTTAGCGAAAAATACCAAATATTGTAAATCATTGATTTGATTGATTGTTTTCTTAGATTTGAAAATTGGTCTTTTGCAAGATTGGGGGGCTACTATAATAATTACAGCGCCGCCGACCCCCTCCCCCCACTTATCCACAGCCCCACCAGACTTATCCACAGCTTATCCACAGGTTATCCACAGGAAGCCTGGCCGACTTATCCACAGACTTATCCACAGTGTTGATAACTTCCTGTGCATAGTTTTATGGTGAATTGGTCATGGCCAGAATGCCATAGTGTGTGGGATTGAATGGCAACCAATAAGCCAATCAATCACCAAATCAATAGACCAAAACCACTGTATAAAAGAACAGTATATTTTTTTATCTGAGGTAGTTGACAACCCCATTATATGTGGTATTATGTCACCACACTAACCAATCAGAGGGTTTATATATGAGGGTTAAACAATGAATACAGCATACAGTCTACACAGATTCGCGGTATCCAAGGGATACAAGGTCGCAGTTCGCTGTGGCGAAGAGGGCGATGTACTACAGAAATCTACTTCCGACTGGCGCAAAGTCAAAGAAGCTATCCAGTCTGTTGATATGACAGAGATGGTCATCAGAGATGTGGACAAGAAAGAAACAATCGCACGGGCATTGATTATAGAGCATGAAAACCCAGAAGAGTGGGTAAGCGACTACGGAGTGTGTGAATTCATGAGAGAGTGGGAGTGCGAACTAGCCTAACCACACTGAAGAGAGCCAGATGGTGACTGGCCGAAACGCCTTCGGGCGTCTGTGGAAACCAATTTAAGAGGGTAAGCAAATGAACATTAGACCAATCGCATCAAACCAAACTGAACTAACTACGACAGAAGGAACCGTTATCCTGTTCTCATATCAGACACCAGTAGCAGCGCTGCTGCCTTCTGGGCGATACGTCAAAACGTCTAACTGGTACAGTCAGACAACCACACGACACATAAACAAATGGCTCTCTGGTGTGACCAACGTTGAGGAGCAGCCAGAGTCATTCTTTCACAGCTTGACAGCCTAAATTCACAGAGCGTTTAAACGCATAGGAGGAAACCATGAAGGCAATACGCACAAGCGCGAGTATTTATCGTGAGAAACAGACCATCAAAGAGTTTGAACTGCTTGAGATGAATCCATCCACAGTCGGCACTCTGAACCTTACTAAAACCATGCTAGAGAAGGCAATCATTGACGCGAACGCTAGTGTCCGACAGCTTGCCAGACTCTTTGGCGTGGATTATGACGAACT